ATATGAGTCGGGTGTGGCACCTTGACCTATTCCCGGGAAATTTTCATTCTCATATGAGTCGGGTGGTGTACCTTGACCGGGTTCTGGAAATTCTGTATTCTCATATGAGTCAGGTGATGTGCTTTCTCCAACATCTGGAAATTCTGTATTTTCATATAAATCAGGTGTATCGCCTTGACCTGGTCCAGGAAATTCTGTGTTTTCATATGAGTCAGGTGTGTCTCCTTCTCCGGTTCCTGGGAAACTTATCTTCTCATATGAATCGGGTGTGGCACCTTCTCCAGTACTAGGAAATTCTGTGTTTTCATATGAATTAGGAGCAGGCCCTTCTCCAGGTCCTGGAAATGTTTCATTTTCATATCTAGGCATATTGGGTGGTCGGTTTGATTGTCGTCCTAAAGTAAATGAGTTTTCATATATTGATGTATTCCAATATGTATTGCCTATAGGACCAATTCCATCACCGGGTGTTACAGGAAGTATTCCTGAATTTTCATATGTATTAAATGTGTTATATAAACTTGGCATTTTATTAATATCCTACATTTGAACTACCAGCTTTTGCAAATTTTATTGCTGTCATTAGGTCTTTTCCGTTAAATTGATTTCTTACTATTACACTCATTGAATTCAATGCGCTAACAATAGCTGATACATCTCCGCCACCTCCGCCACCTTTAGCTAATTGTTTGGCTAATGCTTTATTTCCACCTTCGTGTGTTCCTGCTACTACTTGTACTTTTGTAAATTTGTCTCTTGGGTTGAATTGTATAATACCATCATCTATTTTTTCAGTGCCACCTGAGGCTGGGGCTGACTCTGTTTCAACTGCAGATAATGCGTCAGCAGCGTCTTTTAATGCAGTAAGAAATGCGTCTCCGGTTGATATAGTAGTAGTTATCGCAGTCACAGCCCCCATAACTCCCGATATGGCTTTTGCACCTTTTGCTGCAACATCTACTCCGCCTGTTAAAACTTTTTCTCTGATCTGCTCTATATCTTGTCCCGGAGCACCTTGGATTTTTTTGTTATCTTCAATTTCTTTTTTAATTATCTTTGCCCGACGGACTGATATATCTGCGTCTATTTTTTCTTGTTGTGTACGTAAATCATTCATTTTAATCAAGTCGTCGATAGATAGTTTATGATTGTCAATTTCCTTTTTTTGTAGTTTTTCTAGCTCCTCTTGTACTTTTTGTTGGGCTTCAGCAGTTTGGAGGCCATCAACCTGTAATTCATTTAAATTTCCTTGGTGGGCAAGTACATTAGCTATTTGTTCTTGAGAATAATCCATGAATTCTGCATATTTTTCTTGCATAAATACATTCCCACGCAATTCATCTGCGTGGTCTAAAATTAAATCTCGCTGTAACTCAAATTGTTTATTTATATCATTGTTTATGTACGCCTGTTGCATTGCTTGCGTATAATTTTCTCCATTATGAGTAAGTATTTGTTTGCCGGTTACTTCTTGCAAAAACATTTGTTGTGAAGATTTTTTCTGAATATCTAAAAATCCTCTGCTAGATTTTTCTATTTGATCAAAATCCATTCCCATTTGATTGATTTTTAATGCTGCTAATGCAATTTGTTTTGTTCCTTCTTCTTTGTCTCCAAAAAGTGTATAATATCTAGATAATGTTAATGGGCTAATTTTTGCAAAGGTTTCTATTAAATCTTGTGATGCTCCATCATATAATTCTGCATTTTGTGCTGCGGTGCCTAACATTAATACTTGTTTATAAAGTGCGTCTGTACCTACCCCTGTAGCTAATGCATTTCGTCGAAAATTTTGTGCTTGATCCTCACTTAATTTTAATTCTTCCCGCATAGAAGCGATGATCTTGTTTGTTCCTTTGGAATACTTTTCCTGGTATTGTGCAGTACCTTTATAATATTTAGCAGATTCTGCAAATGCTCTTTTATAACCAGCTGCGTGTCGGTTTAAAGATATTGCCACTTTATCTAAAGCTAACGCATACTTGATTGATGTTGTACTAGAAATGCCTAGTTGTTCATTAAATAATTTAGCTCTATCCTCAAGTATATCAAATGTATTAGCTATATCTTTTGAAATTTGAGCTAAATCGTTAAATAATGATAATGTTCTGTTAAGTGTTGCAGAATCAGCAAATAAGGTAAATAGCTTCTTCATTTCCTTCAAGCTAACTTTGCCTTCGTCCTCTGGAGTGGGCATAGCATGTTTAGGAAGCAATTTTAGTTTTTGAATAAACTGTATGTGATCTTGATTGTATTGCATTAACAAGCCTTGTTATTTAATATAAATATTACAACGGCCCTTTTATTATTTCTTTATTGGATTTTGTTTGATTTTTTTCTTGTTCTTGGTTTTTTAATGCTTTTGCGTAAATAGTATTAATTTTTTTTATATAAAAAGAACGAAGAAAAACAGGCATATTATAGATAGTTTGCCAATCCCACCGACCTTCGCCGGCCCATAATAAATCAAATATACCGGAATGTAATGTTACCCTGTCTTCTGGTTTAAAACCAAAAAAGGTCTCCCCCAAGTTGAAACATGGCGGTAAAGGTGCCTCCGCCTTCACCCTCGAACGTATAATTTAAATCTAATCCTGGAGAATTTTGTTGGACGAATTCTCTGAATTTTTTTGATTCTTTTGCAAGAAATTTAAAACGAATAAAATCTTCGATGTCTTCTGGTTTTCTAGATTTATTAACTTGTTTAATTATTTGTTTTAATAAATCAGAAACTTTATTTACATCTAATTTTTTTATTTGTTTATTAGTTAAAAAAGAAAAATAAATAACTGTGTCTTTATTTAATTCATACCTTATTTCACCCAACTGATTTGTTTTGATTTTGAATGGTTTATGTTTTAATGATTTTAAATCTACAACCCGGTCTAATGATATTTTGGTTTTTGGGTCTTGTACTGTTACTGGATATTCTGCTCCGTACCCTAATATTCTTGCAGAAACAATTAATGCGTCTTTATCTACTTCGGCAATGTCATTTACATCGATACCAGGAGTAGTAATTAATGCTTCTAATAATTTATCTAATAAAATTCCATCTTTTAAATATGATGGGTTTGTTAATATATCTTCATCATATGCAGTCATATATCGCATTGATATAGTTCCATCTCTTAACGGATGATTTTCTGGATATATTTTCCCTCCACTTGGGAGATGAACTATCTCAGATGGTAATGTAGATTTTACTTGTTGCTCGTATTCATTTGTAGCTAAATTAATAAGATGTTGATCTTCATATCGATCGGTATGTTTTGCCATTTTTATTATCCTTTATAACTTTATTATAAATATAAGAACACAAAAAAAGACCCCTTACGGAGTCTCTTTTCTTCAAACAAGGGATGAATTAATATTGTAATATTGCGTAATCATATTTCAGCGTTAATGAAATTTCAGTTGCGCCTTCTGTTGCCCAATCCATGTCACCAAATGTTGCATCTAAAATAAATGCATTTTTTAATGTCCACTCTTCTATTTTTTCGCCTGTTGCTGATAAACTATGAAATGTTAAATCTTGTTTATAATCTGATGAATACCCATCTCTGCCGGTTAATGACTCATGATGGTTACGAACCCATTGCATTACAGCTTGTGCTCCGGAAGGAACTATTGGATCATATAATGTAATTGTAACATCATTCCATCTAGATTTTCCTTTAACTTTCCGGTCAATGTTAATCATATCTAATACAATTTCACCATTAGTTACTGATGGTTTTGATGTTGTTTTTATAAGATATGATGGTATATTTCCATTAGGGCCATTAATCAACATAATAAATCTATTATTATATTTCGGTTCCCAATTAAACGCATTATTAAATAAGTCGTTTTGATCTAAGCCCGGTAAACTTTGTTGTAATGCCATTCTCTTTAATTCCTTTTTATATAAATATTACTAAATTAGATTTTTACTATTCTGGAAATGCTGCTCCGGTTGGTTGAATATTGAAATCTAATATAATAAATTCTGCTGTCCTGGTTGGCTGTAAAAATAATTGTCCGTACATAATATTTTGATCGATTAGATCTGGAGTATTATTTGATTCATCCATTACTACTTTAAATGCAGATAATCCTTGATTTTGTCGAACTCCTTCGAGGTATGGATTAACTATATTTAAAAATTTATTTCTTGTAGTCGAATTATTTGCCTCAAATACTAGATATCTAGTTGCCGATGCAATATATTTCTTAACCGTAATTAATAATCTTCTAACATTTACTCTATCTAATGCAGATCTAGTAGCTTGAAGCGTCTTTTGTCCCCAAATAACAATTCCTTCATTTGGAAAGTTTGCTATAGGATTAATTCTAGCTTGGTATAATTCGTCCCTATTTCCCTGCGTTAATTTTTCATATGTATTAAGTACACTTGATAATCCACCTCTATTTAATCCAGCCGGTGCATACCAAGGTGCTGATATAAAATCATTATATGCTAACGCTCCTGGTATAACTACTGATGGTGGCACCCACATTAATGTATTCAAATTAGGATCGTTAACTGCAACCCATGGAAAATATGTCGACGTATAATTTGAATTTATATCAGTTACTGTATTAATAGTGGTAGTTAAACTATCAGCTAGTTCTGGAACATCCATTATATAAAAAGTATCTTGTCTTTCTTCTGCCATGATTATAGCGGAATTTGCTACAGTAGGATGTATACTATATAAAATACCCGGTGTAATTAACATATTGATATCAAAATAATCTGTATTACTCAACGCTGCAAATGCTTGTTTATATGCCGTAGTTCCTGTTGCAGTTGCTGTACTACAATCAAATCCAAATGTATTTGCGGCTGTAATATCGCCTCCGCTAAATTTAGGTAAATTTGGTTTTGCTCCATCAAACCCTCCTTGGAATGGCACCATGAATTTTCTTGTTGCTAATTTAATATTTGTTGCAAATGTACCTCCTGTTAATGCTCCTTGTAATGAAGCTGAATATGTATTTGGGGCAGGTGGATATGCCGCACCCGCATCTTGTGATATATCTCCTAAATAAAAATCTGCATTGCTTCCTGTATTAGATCCAGATGTTGGTAACGGTCCTAGATATTGTAAATTATTTTTATTTGTATAATCAAATCCAAAATAATTTTTGGCATTATATAAACTTCCAACTACTTGTGTGGTTTGATATGTTACTGCTTGTAGATTTAAATTTCCTGCTGATCCAGAAACATCAGGAATTGTTGAAGTTGGTGATTTAAATCCAAATGGTACTAACGATTGTACTATCAATCCTCCATTGGAAACTATGCTAGATACACTTACCCTAATATAATCTGAATTATTAG